AAGGGGATCGAGGCGTCGTTCATCGCGGAGACGGCGGGCAAGAAGGACCCCGGCCGGGGCAAGACCATCCGCGCCGTCCACTGCTCAGAGGTGGCGATGTGGGGCGAGGAGATCGACGTCTCGGGCCTCACCGAGTCCGTGCCCGAGGAGCACGGCACGATCATCGTCTTGGAGTCCACCGCCCGCGGCGTCGGCGGGTACTTCTACGAGACGTGGCAGGACGCCTGTGAGCCCGGCGGCGACTCGGCGTTCATCCCCATGTTCTTCCCCTGGTTCATCCACGACGAGTACGAGGTGCGCGACCACCATCTCAACTACGCGGAACTCGACGAGGAGGAGAAGCAACTGCTCGAGACGTTCCCGCACAAGATGACGCTGGGCAAACTGGCCTGGCGCAGGCGCAAGATCGCCTCGCTCGGATCGGTGGAGAAGTTCCACGAGGAGTACCCGTCCACCCCCGACGAGGCGTTCCTGACCACCGGGTCCAACGTGTTCGACCTCATGCACCTGCGGCAGTGCTTCGAGCCGATGGAGGCGAACCGCGGCTTCCTGCATTCGGACAACGGCACCCTGGCCTTCCGCGAGGACCCGACGGGCAAGCTGTGGGTGTACAAGTTCCCCGATCCTCGGGGCAAGCGGTCCTACGTCGTCGCGGTGGACCCGACATGGACGGTGACCGGCGACCCCGCGGCGGTGCAGGTGCTCGACCGCGCCACCCTCGAACAGGTCGCGGTGTGGCACGGCAACGCCGACCCGCGCACGGTCGGCAATGTCGTGTTGATGCTCGGCTACTGGTACAACAACGCGCTGGTCAACACCGAGATCCAAGGCGGCGGCGGCACGGTGCTGACGGTGCTGCGTGACAATCACTACCCGAATATATGGTTCGACCGCCGTGCCGACCGGGTGCGCCAGTCCACCGCCACCTATGCCTGGTCGATGACGAACAACAACAAGGAGTGGGCCATCGGGACCACGCAGGGTTACGTCAAGCGGGTCGCCCTCAAGATCCACCATCCGGTGACCTACTTCGAGATGTCCCAGTACATCTCCAACGACGACGGCACCTACGGCCCGGCTCGGCGCTCGGGCCACGACGACACGGTGACCGCCCTCATGATCGCGGTGATGACGGTCATGACCGAGGCGCAGTCGCTCGACTGGGAGGCGGTGAACGAGTCCGACCGGGTGACCATCCCGGCCGGCGCGCACCTGCTGTCCAACGGGCGCCCGGTGTTCGAGGGGGACTATGGAACCCCCGTCATGAGTGCCGCGGGGGCTAGATTCGGGGAGCGCACCGGGGCCGAGTGGTCCCTGGTGGTGGACGGCGAGATCGAGGATTGGATCGGCTGATGCCCGTGGAGTACGAGTTCAAGTGCCCTCGGGGCCATGGCCGCTTCACCACCCGTTTCCACGCGCCCACCTTCCCGTGCCCGGTCTGCGGGGAGCAGGGCAAGCGGGTGTACGCCTCGGTGCAGATCGGGGCGGTCCAGTCGTCCTCGGGCTACGAGGGGTGGAACCCGGTGGTCGGTCAGTACGTCGCCAACAAGCGGGAGTTCGACGTGCGGCTCAACGAGGCCCGCGAGCGCGAGTTCGCCAAGACCGGCATGGAGCCCAAGTGGGTCGAGGTCGATTCGCGTGACACGGGCGCCCTGAACGAGCTGCATGGCATGACCCAGGCCGACCGGGATGCGGACCTTGAGGGGACGCGGCGCAACCTCCACGACGCCGAGGTGACCTGACGTGCCGGGCGTGATCGCCACCCCGACCTACATCCAGGTCACTCGGGACCCCATTGTCGATGACGTCACCTACATCGACCGCATGGTCGACATGTACCAGGAGGCCAAGCAGCACAAAAGCCACCTGGCCGGCGAGTGGCGGCGCAACCTGCGCCTGGTGACCAACCGTGCCGCGTCGGCCACGCCGGTCGCGGCAGGGGTGCGGGCCAATGAGGTCGCGGCCACCATCGACGCCCGCATCGGGTGGATGCTCGACCAGGAGATCACCTGCTCGATCACCGCGGCCTGTGACCCCTACAGCCTGTTCGCCCTGTCGCAGATGACCCTCGCCACCCAGCTCGAGGCGGTCATCAACTCCAACTTCGCCACGCAGCACTGGTACACCCAGGTCGCCCAGATGCTCTGGCACGCCTCGCTCTACGGCATGGGGGTGATGAAGGTCGGGTGGGACGCCGGGATGGAAGGCGGGCTGGGCAACGTCGTGATGAACGCGACGAACCCGTGGTGCCTGTACCTCGACCCGTGGGCCGCCTCGCTGGACGACGCCCAGTACATCTTCGAGGTCCACACCATGACGCTCAACGAGATCGAGCGGCGGTTCCCCGGCGTGTCCGAGGCGCTGATCGACTCGGCCTACCGGCGCGGGGATCAGACCACCGACCACATCCCGCCCAACGAACTGAGCGCCCGTCAGCGTGCCGCCTGGCTGATCCCGGTGGACGCAGGTGAAGGGGCGACGACCTGGGGACCGGCCGGCGGGGCGCCCCGCCACATCGGCTTCCAGACCAAGGGGATCAACGTCTACGAGTGCTGGCGGCGGGAGAACCTTCGGATGACCCGGCCCGTCATGGACCCCGGCACCGGGGAGGTCCACGACGAGGAGGTCGTGGTCGACCGCTGGCGGGTCACCGTCTACGCCGGGAACCACGTCCTGCTGGACGAGCTGGCCGAGAACCTGTTCGGGTTCGACCGCCACCCCTACGTCCGCTACGTCGACACGGAGATGGGCGAGCTCTACGGCGCTCCCATCATGCGCGACCTCGCCCCGTGCCAGCTGGCCCTGAACCAGTTGCTCGCCATGGCGCAGAACAACGTCATCTTCACCGGGAACCCGATGCTGGTCGCGGTCAAGGGATCGGGCGTGGACCGCTCCTCGTTCACCGCGCAGCCCGGCCGGGTGTTCGATGTCAACGCCGGGGCGCAGGCGCAGGGTCAGCGGCCCGACTGGCTGTCTCCCCCCAACCTCCCGTCGTCGGTGATGGAACTGATCCAGCTGTGGCGCGAGGAGATCGAACGGTTGTCGGGCCTGCAGGGCTCCCAGCGCGGCGAGGTCCCCTCGGGGCGCGCCACCGACAAGCAGGTGGCCGCGACCCAAGAGGCCGGGTTCGTCAGGATTCGCTCGGCCGTCCGCAACCTCGAGGCGTGTCTGTCGCGGTGCTACGAGATGGCGGCCAACCTGATCTGCCTCAACTACGACACCCAGCGGTTCGTCGCCATCGTCGGGGCCGACGGTGAGGCGTCCTCGGTGCGGCTCGCCGCGCAGCACTTCTACGGAGCGACGGGTGAGAAGGACGCCAAGGGCAAGCTCAAGATCCAACCGCTCCGCTTCGCCCTGACGGTGAACGCCGGCTCGCAGAAGCCGACCAGCCGGGGCGCCCGGATGCAAGAGGCGCTGAACCTCAAAGCCGCCGACGTGGTGGACGACCTGTTCGTGCTCGAAGCCGCCCGCGTCCCGCACGCCGAGGCGGTGCTGTCCCGCAAGCACGCGGAGGACCAGGCCAAGGCCCAAGCCGCTGCTGCCGCCCACCAGCAGGCGAGGGGTCCGGGCACCGGGCACCCTCACTGAGTACGCTGGTCCCCGAGACACGGAGGTCACGGATGCCGCGCTCCAACATGAGTCCCGAGATGTCGGTCAAGAACACGGGCAAGGTCGTCACCGGCCTGTGCTTCGACGGGTCGAACCTGTCGAACTCGAACCAGGGGCGCTTCGAGCACCCCGAGTCGTTCGTGCCCGGTCCCCAAGGCGACGTCGGCGTCAACTACGGCGACGGCAACACCTTCGCGGACCCTGACGACGACGGCGACTGGCACGGGATCGTCTACGGGCGGTGATAACCCCCGCTCGGCTGCCGGCGCGTGCTACGGTTCGCTCAGGTAGGAAAAGGCGCTCGGGTCGACGCTTCAACGGTGCGATGAATCGTGCCGTGGCCCGCAGGCGCATGGGTGTGAAGCGGCAAGGACGGTACTAGACGGCGATGCCCCTCAAGAAAGGTTCGAGCAAGTCGGCCTTCTCTGACAACGTGCGTGAAATGATGCACGCGGGGCACAGCCAGTCACAGTCCGTGGCCGCGGCCTATCGCCAGCAGCGCGACTCCAGGCGGAAGGGTCGCCACTCCTCTCGTTCTACTCGCAGAGGGAGGGGGTGATCTGCATGGAGAGCTTCGAGGCTCGCGCCCGCAAGGGTCGCCACAGCAAGCGCCACGGGCGCAAGGGTCGGTAGTCAACCGCCCCAACATGGAGGGTTGACCCTCCTCTCAATGCCCTTGGTCAAAGGGATGCGAACACCCCTCGGACTGGTGCCGGGGGGTGTCTCGCGTCTGCATCCGTGCATGGGCACGACGAGTGCGGTACTCTGCGCGGCATGGCAGAACAGGCAAGCACCCCAGGTCAGGTCGTCAAGCCCCAGGCGCTCGCAGTGCCCAAGGGCAAGGCGAACATCATGAAGCAGGGTCAGACCCACACCCAGGCGTGGGGGTCGGACTACGACGCCAC